ACCCATTTCTGATCTTCCTTGATAAATACCTACACATTTATTGTCTTTTAATAACTGAGCTACTTTTTTATTATCACAATCTATAATTTTAATTTTTTCTTCACTTAAAATGTTTGAATGTAAAAGTTTATTTTTATTATTATAAATTGGTCCTTGATATAAATTTGTGTATTTAATGGGTTTATTTTTATTTATTATATAATCTAAATGATGAGCAAGACCTATTGAAGTGCCGCCATCATGACAAACTGGATCTACAAATATATTAGAGCTTATTTTTAAAAATTCATAATTAGCTACAGAGTTTTGAAAAAAACCACCACTTAAACAAATATTGTTTCCGTAATCTTTCATTATTAAATTTATATATTTTTTAACAATTTCAGTAGATTCTTTTTGTATTCGATAACAAAAATCTTCATCAGGAACTTTAATTCTTCTAATAATAAAATCATTAAAGTTAATATTTACTTTACAAAATAAATCAGATTTATCATAAATATTAGTTACTTCCTTATTATCTTTACCATAAGAACTTAATCCCATTATCGAACCTTCTTCTTTTAAATTTAATACGTGTTTGTATGTTTGAAATATACCAGCAGGACTCATACAATTATAACTGTGGTATTTACCCATAGAAAAATTTTTACCAAAACGATTTATGCAAAGTTTATAAATTAATTCAGGTTCTTTATCGTAAGATAATTTATATATTGAAATTAATTCTTGACCTAATGAAACACCATTTAATGTGTAAGAAGTACCACCATTATCTATAATTAAACATATAGCATCTTTAAAACCTGAATTATAAAAAGAACTGTAGCAATGTGTTAGATGATGCCTGTCATATGGTATCAACTTATCATAAGTTATATTTTCTTTTGTCAAATCATATTTAAGTTTATTTGTAAGATAAGTTAATTTTTCATCAGTTAAATCATAAGAAGTATAACCAATTATTGGAAAGTGACTTCCATTTAAATTACTGCAAAGTAGATTTATTTCAGAATCTTTTTTCTTTTTTGATATTCTTTCTTGCTCTAAAGAAAAAAGTAAATGACCTTTTTCTACTATAGAGAAAGAAGCGTTATGACTAAGATTAATACCTAATACTTTCATTATCCTTTATAAAGGATAATATATTACAAAATATGATTATTACAATAGGTTTCTTATGAAGGCCAGTCGTTAGTTCTTCTAAAAGTATAAACAGTTTGCATATCCCAAACTCCCGGACCTGATGCCGTAGATTGTTCGTGAACTAATACAACTCCTGATCCACCTGCTCCACCAGGTAAAGGTGGCTGTCTTCCGCCGCCTCCGCCGCCTCCAGTATTGGCTGTTGCAGACCCTCCTCCAGACGCAGCTCCGCCTCCGCCGCCTCCAGCAGCTCCTCTAGCGTTCCCTTGACCGCCTCCGCCGCCTCCTGAAAAAGTTCCTGAAGAACCAAAAGGTGCAAATGCTGGATCAGCTGCGGGACCAGCAGTACCGCCAAAATCTTTTGAATTTCCGCCAACGCCTGGGCCACCATCAGATCCGGATCCGCCAGCTCCTCCGCCACCAGCTCCAGACTGTGTACCACCTTGAGGTCCTGTTTTAGCTCCACCTGAATTTCCAAAACCAAAAGGTTGAATAGGTGATGGCATACTAGGTGCTTGAGTTGAAGCTCCACCGCTAAGTGTTCCTGCGTGTCCTGCTCCACCCCCAGAACCTCCTCCTTGGCCAGGAGCTTGAGTTCCTCCTCCGCCGCCACCTTTGGCTACTAATTCTAAATCTCCTCCTGCTCCATCATTAAATTCTGAATCACTTCCAGCATTTCCATTTCCAGAAGCTCCTCCTGCTCCAATAACAACTGCTATGTCTGAGCCAGGCATTGGATAATTCGGATAGAAGATTGCTCCTCCTCCGCCGCCTCCGCCGCCGCCGTTTTGGCCTCCGCCACCACCGCCAGCAATAACTAAAACGTTTCCTGTTGGTGCGATAGGAGTATAAGTTGTGCTTGATGTAATTTCTGTTGTTTGATCAGCGTCAACTGTAGGATTATTTTCTGGTCCTACAACGCTACCATTATTATCATTTTGTCCTAAAACACTTGTCATATTATTTTTTTATCCATTCCATTGTTTCTTGATCCAAATAGTAAATTGGTCCTAACGTTGGATCATCAAATCTACCATATCCATCTTGACATTTCCAACCATTTTTTTCGCCTGAACTATTCCATAAATCTTCATCCCAAAGAAGAGCCCATTCCTCTGGCGCTTCAAATGGCGCTTCGACGGCAGGTCTAGTTTCAGGGACAGGAAGAGGTGGATGCCAAGTATAAGTTGTTTTATCTAATATATAGCTAGGATGACCCTCTGGTTGTTTTTCATGAAAAACATCTTCTGATGGTAAATATACACCACCTTTAGATGCAAAATTAGTTCTAAATAATTTATTATAGGAAGTTTGTTTCCAATATGTATCGTCACCAGTTTTTAATAAATTTTTAACAAAAGTTTCTGCTTGAGTTGAAAGTTCACCACCGTTGGCAGCTACATCTTCGTCGCTAATGACTACAACTCTTAAAACTTCGTTATCAGAAGATCTGATTTCTGCAAAATGAGCCATTTGATTAGACCCTTATTACGATAGTTCTTCGTAGTTTATCGTGATAGTTAAGTCTGATGCTGCGCTCGCTCCTGCTTCAATGTTATCGCCTTCTTCTAAATAAAGACCTGTGTCTTTATCGACGACAACCAAAGTAGAATCTGCTGGTACTGCAATCGTAGATGCGATCATGATTGGTGATCCACCTGATTTTGTAATTGCAACTGAAGCGTCTGCTGAGTTAGTTCCATCAATGTTAGCCACTAAAATGTTATTAATTTTAAACACTTTACCAGATGATGAAGCATTAGCTAGAATCTCAGTTGTCAATGTAGTACTTAACGCCGCTTGTACGGACTTAGCTGTTATAGTTGCTACGTTAACTAGATTTGGTGCTGCCATAGTTTACTCCTTATTAAGTTTGTTTTTAACCGAAAACTAATGCCATTGCAATAGCTTTTCCTGTCGTTGCTAAAGTAGATCCATTAGCTTGAACAGTTCCGGATCCTTTTGGTACCAAGTTTATGCTTATATTTGTATCACCACCAGTAGCTGAAATCGAAGGATTATTACCTGTTGCAGCGTTAGTAATATCAAATTGGTTTACGGCTGATGCTGTTGTTTGAAATATAATTTGTTCGTTTCCGTTTTCATCATTAATTCCATGTGCATCATCAATAATAATATTATTATCATTAGTATCTAGATCGCCACCTAATTGTGGTGATGTATCTTCTGAAATCTCTGTAAGACCTAAAGCTATTTCTACAATATTTGGATTAGTAACATCATCTGCTTTGGCAACTACTAATTTATCACCTTTGTCTGTAGCAGAAAATGTAACCGTGCTTCCTGAACCAGATGCGTATTTAAACTGAACTGTGTGAGCACCTGATGTTGAGTTTCTTAAAAGATAAAAACTTTCTACGTCAGTAGGTATCGTTACTATTTGGTTTCCACTAATAGTCCCTGTAAACTCAATTATTCTATGTTGAGCTGTACCTGTTGTGTTACCGTCCACAATTGTTAATGCTGTAGTTTGTGCTCCACCTGCTATTGATTGTGAATTAAAACCACCTGTTAATTGTGAAAGAAGGCTTAAATTTGTATTTGTTTTATCACCCCAAGTTCCCGCGTTTTCGCCAGTTGCTTGAAGTTCTACTCCTAAAGGTGTAAATGTTGATGCCATAATTTTCTCCTATGCGACGTCACTATAAGTTATATTAACACCTGTGTCAACATCTTGATAAGCTTGTATTCCAAACCCTGTGGATACTCCAAATCCTGCGACAGAAGACGTTATTTGTTGTCCTGTTAATCCTACTACATCTGAAGGCCCTATTGATCCTACAGATATTGTCATTGACTGACTACCTAATCCCACAGTCATTTGATCTAAAGATATAGATCCTACAGTTGACGTTGTTGCAAGACCACTAATGTTTATAATTTGTGCATCATTAGCTTCTGCTGTGCCTAAAGAACTAGTAAATGATACACCACTTAATCCTACCACGTCAGCAGGTAAAACAGATCCCACTGAGAAAGATGATGACTGGCCAGACAATCCTATCGACATATTATCTGGAGCTATTGATCCAACAGAACTAGTTATAGATAAACCTTGAACTTGTTCTGGTATATCAAATTGAGGAGGAACTGCTGAAGTTATTTGTTGTCCTGATAGTCCTACTACATCTGCAGGGTTTAAAGTAAACATACCCCAACCGTTGTTACCATAAGATGCATTACCCCAACCATTAGGACCTAGATCTGATGTTATGGTAAATCCTGATACTTCTATAGTTACACCACTAAAGCCCCATGACTCAAAGTTCCAAGTGTCTCTACCCCAACCTGATTCAGGAAAAGCTGTAACCGAACCAACTGATGATGTAATTACTTGACTTGCTAGTGTAACTACTGGATTAAAACTTTCTCCATATGGTCCAGAATTCCATTCAGATCTACCCCAACCTTGTTGAGCAAATCCTGTAATAGCACCAACAGAAAAAGTTCCTGATACACCAGTAGGAGTGAATGCTAATCCAGTTTGACCCCAGTTTTCAACTCCCCAAGTATCTGATCCCCAACCTTGTTCAGGAAAAACATTAGGACTTCCTAGTGATAAACTTGTAGAGGAACCACTTGGAAAAATAGTAGTTACATTTTGTTGGCCATAGTTTCCTACGCCCCAGGTTGTTCCTGATAGGTTCCAAGTGTTTGCCATAAGGAGAACCTCCTTATGCTAATCTTATGATTGCGTTAGTTGCGTCTGCTGTCGGGAATTGAATTGTAAAAGTTCCTGAAGAAACTGTTTTATCTCCACCAAATGCAATCGCAGCAACTGCTTTATTTGATTTATCTGAATTATAAATTAACGCGCCGTTTGCTGTAAAAGATGCTGATGTAAAACTTACATCACTAAAATCACAGACTGCAGTGGATGAATCTAAAGTTGGAGTTACACTAGTAAGGTTTGAACCACCAGATGTATAACCAGTTCCAGATATTTCATTAGTTGTTGCAAAAGCTGTAGTCCCTGCTCCTAAAGTTGCAGAGCTAGTGAATAAAGCTATTTTAAATTGATCACCAGTTGTAGCTGTGAAGTTATGAGTTCCAACTAAGACCTCTTGTTTGAAACTGTTGCATATTGCCGATGTTATTGCCATAATTTTCTCCTACGGGTTTACTGAGTTTACCGGTATTCGAACAGTACCATCTGTGTAGTCATCTCTTCTTCGTCTACCGACTTGCTCGTTAGCAAACTTTTGTATCTCAGTTTTATACTTATTTTCGTATAGTGTCAACATATCTATTGGACCTTTTAAAAATCCATATGCCTCTGATAGACAGCAATATAATAGACCATTTGGAAAGTTAAGACTAATATAATTAGTGTCATTATTTTCTAGTAAAGCAGGCATAAAATTAAAATGCACCCTAAATTTATAGTTTTGATCAGGAGTAGGAGCTATAGCTATACGTCCTGAAGTAGTATCAGACTCTCCTGTTGCTCCTCCATACATAGCGTAATATTTAGGTTTACCCCTTTTTGCAGACTCAGTAGATGGTATATATTCTTGTAAGTATGTATAATCTTTTTTTTCTAAATAAGAGTTATCCCCTGTAACAGCTGATGTAGAATCATAAACTTGTATACTTCTTATAAATAAACATCCCGCAGGCGCATTTATTTGTTCTTGACCTGCTATAAAATTACCTATTTGTTGCTTTCTATCAGCATCAATAGGAACATCTCTCATTATTCTATATTGTGCATTTAAAATAATATTTTCTAATACACTGTCTGATAAAACATTAGAGTCTGTTTCTGTGTAACTTCTAATTTGTGTTTTTAAACCTGATGCACTTAATCCAGCCATTACTCTGTGTCCTCTTTATAAATTGGTGTTTCTGGTTCTGGCATATCTTCATATAATTGAAGATGTTCATCCTTTTCAGAACATGCACATTGTTTAATACCAAATAAATTACATATAAAATTTTTTATCTTTTTAATCATGCTGTTATCGTTACTGGCCCTGCTGATGCAGAACCACCTCCTCCTGTTTCACTTATACTAGATGTTGTGGCTGTTGCAAAGGTATAATTATCGTCATCTACTCTTGTAATTAAATAACCTGCAGCTAAATTTATTGTTGCTGCAGCCACTCCTCCAACAACAGTTGCATCTCTAAATCTAACTCTATCATTATTTGATCTACCATGATCAGGTTCATTTACAGATATTGTTGTAGATCCATTTGTTGTTGTAAATGGATTTAATGGTAAAAGTTTTGGAACAGCTGTTTCTGTTCTATCAGGTCTTACATTCCTTAAAGATATAGAATCACCATTCATAGGTTTTGGTTCTAATTGTGGTTGTTTTGGTTCAAATTCAGATACATGCACAA